CTCCACCAAAAGAAGGTAATTATTTAGACTCTTGTAATCCTTATGATATTATCAAAGTGATGCAATATATTGGAGCTAAAAGACCTGAAATCAAGAATATAGTTATTGATGATTAAACGGTAGTCATCATTAAATCTCGTGAATCTGGGAAAGTCTTAGTAAAAGATAACCCTTATCCAAGATATATAGAAATATGTATAAGGAACAACGACTAGTAAATACTGTCCTAACAAGTGGTGTTGAGGAGAATGAATTACCAAGAGTGCGGGATATAGGCTTATGTGTACCAACATTTAAAGGCTTATAAAGAGATAGTCTGAACTATACAAATAATTACAAAATAAAATTACCCATATATTATGGTTATCATCTAAAAAATTGTATTTTTATAAAATAAAAATACAATAACTATGGTAAATATTTACACCTTATCTGACCCTAAAACAGGAGAAATCAGATATATAGGACAAACAACCAGAAAATTAATAGATAGATGGTATGACCATTGTTCTGAGTATAAACTTGCAAGAGAAACTAATCATAAAAGAAATTGGATTGTTTCACTAAAAAAACAAGAACTTAGACCAAAAATTGAAATTTTAGATATTGTTGAAGAATCTAATTGGATTTTTTGGGAACAATACTGGATTTCACAATTTAAAAGTTGGGGGTATAATTTAACAAACCTATCTGATGGTGGAGAAGGTAATTTAGGAGGAACAGGATGTTTAGGATATAGACATACAGAAGAAGCTAAAGCAAATATAAGTAGATTAAATTCAAGACCTAAAACAGAATCTTGGATTTTAAATGCTGGAAATGCTAAAAGAAAAACTACTGCAACTCCTATAATACAATTTACTAAAGAGGGTATTTTTGTTAAAAAATGGACTTCTTTTTTTGAAGCAGCAAAATATATTAATGTGGATGGTGTTTATAAATCAACTATAAAAAATATACATGCTTGTTGTAAAAAGAAAAGAAAAACAGCCTACAATTTTAAATGGGAATATGAAAGTATAGAATGAAAGGATAAAGAGCCTTTCAGATAACAAATGTATGTACCAATACATTCTTGCAGATGAGTTTATGGCTCAAGCATTGAAAGCAGGATTTGATAAGTTTAATAAACTAGCAAAAAATGCCTATGATGTATTGAATACAGGAATAGGATTACCAGCACATATCAATTTTATTGTGTTAACTCACAGTGAAGAAATTGAGAATGGATTTCAAACAAGTTATAAGATTAAAACTATTGGTAAAATGTTAGATAATAAGGTAACTCTTGAAGGTCTATTTACTATTGTTTTATATGGTAAACAAATTTGGAATGATAAAGATAAAAAAGTTACAAAATCTTTTGTAACCAATTTTGATGGACAATATCCAGCTAAATCACCTGTTGGAATGTTCAAAGACCTTTACATCTTAAATGATTTAGGGGCAGTTATCAAAGCTGTTGATGACTACAATAATGGAGAGTAAAGCACCTATGCTAAAATAGGAATAAATATTTATTAATCTTTTAAATTTAAGACAAATGTCAAATTTAGGAACAAATGAGAATGGAGCTGCAGCTACATCCCCAAGACAAGTACAACTTACAGTAAGTGGTGTACAAAATGATTTAAAGAATGGTCTTTCAAGACCTATGATTCAAGCAAAATATGCTCTTTCAGGTAAAGACTTGAAAGATTTATTTTCGCATCCTTCCCTAAAAGGACTAAAAACCAAAAGTGCTCCAGGTTTTGTATTATTTGATGATACAGTTGAAGGAACACAAGCACCTGAAATTTCTCAAATTTCAACACCAGCACCAGCACCAATAGTGGTTGAGGATGAGGTTGAAGAAGTTGAAGAAATTGAAGTGTATGAAACTGAAGAAGTGTCAGACAATGATGTAAGACAAGAACCACAAGCTTCTGCACCTGTTTTAGAACCTTGGGAGCAAGATTTAACTGAAACAGATTCAGTTCTTTAAAAACAAATTATTAATTTTACAAAATAAGAAATTATTATGAGTGAGAATCAAAATGTACCACAAGGTAGTGGTTATGGATATGATGAGTCAGAAGGACCAGAATCATCATCTTTTGTCTTTGGATTAAATTCAGGGAATGTGTTATTAACTAAGTTTGAATTTACTGCCAATGGTGGTAAAGATGGAGCTGAAGCAGAGGCTATTGATATTGTTTTCAATATTGATGGTAAAGAGAAAAGTGCAAGAAAGTTTGCTATTAGTAAAGCTTTTGCAAAAGACCCTGTAACTAAAGCACAAATTGAAGTTACTGACCCAAATCATCCAGCTTTTAAACAAGCTCAAAATGAAATGAGTGCAGTATTAGTGCATATTGTTGGTTGTTTTGTACCTAAAGAAGCTATCAAAGCTGCTTTATCAATTCAAATTCAAAGTTTTAAGCATTATTGTCATATTCTTGCACATCTTTTGCCTACAAATTTTGCTACAATTAAGCTAGATGCTTTTGCACAATATCAATGGGGTATTTCAGGAGAAGCCAAAAGAACTTTCTTAGAATTTCCTAAGAATATGAAGCATGGTAGATGGTTATGTGTTCACATAGCCCCTGTAAATGCTTGGGAAAAACAACAAAAACTTAATGCAGGAGACTCAGAAACTGCTTTAAGATATGTTGATGCTGATGGAAATGTACACCCTTTCACAAGAAATGGTTGGTTTATGGCTTCTAATTTTGCTACAATGCAGAAAGAAGCTGAATCAGCAGGTGCATCTCAAATGAATGCAAGTGCTAGTACAACCACTGGTGCAGCTGTATCAGGAGATAACTGGTAGTATATAATTAAATTAAAAGGGAGTTATTAATTTAGCTCCCTTTACTTATCTTAATACTTTTGAAAGATGGAAAAATATGGATATGTTGAAGGAACAAGTGCTTATTTGACTAAAGAAAATATTCTTGAGAGAATTTCTCAGGAGGATATTTTTAAAATGGTCTTTGGTTCTACTCCTGAAGAACATAAATACATTAAATCTCCTTTCAGAGAGGATAAAACTCCTGATTGTTATTTTGAATGGTATAAGGACATTTTATATTTTATTGATTGGGCAGAAGCCACAAAAAGAAAACATAGAGATTGTTTTAATGCTATTCAAGATACTTATGGGGTTAGTTTTTTTAAATCATTGGAAATAATTGCTACTAACATAGCAACAAGTACAGTGATAAAACCTCCTAGTATTAAAAGAGAGATTACCCAGAATGAAAAGGTAAATAAAGATATTCCATTTAAAGCTAGAGCATTTAATAATGCTAAAGATAGAGAATTTTGGAGTGGATATGGTATAACCAAAGCCAATTTAATGGAAGATGAAGTCTTCCCTGTAATATGGTATAAAATTTTTTCAAAAAGATTCAAGACATATGTTGTCATTAGACCTAATACAAGGTCTTATATTATAGGAAATTTTGGAGAGAGAATTAAAATTTATACCCCTGATATTGTAGGGCAAGGAAAATGGGTTACAAATTGTAATCAAAATGATATAGGAGGAAATAGTTCTCTTATAACTTCGGGACCTTTATTAGTAATTACTAAATCTTATAAAGATTATAGAGTACTTAAAAATCAAGGATTAGAAGTAAGATGGTTTCAAAATGAAGGTCAAAAACCTTGTGAAGAATATCTCCTAAATCTAGTAGGAGGCTTTGAAAAAGTAGTAGTTTTTTATGACAATGATAACACTGGCATAAAGGCTTCAGCAGAAATTGCTGAATATATTAATACTATTTATCCAAATAAAGCAATATCTCTGAGTTTACCAATAAAACTATTAAAAGAGAACATATCAGACCCTTCAGATTTATACAAAATCAAAGGGGAAGAAGAGTTACAAAAATTTCTAAGAAAAAATAAATTAATAACTTAAAAATAATCAAGATGATTGTAAAAGTTTATTCTACCCAAATGGGAGAAAAGAGTGTAGAAACCAGTGCCACAACTTGGGGTCAACTACAAAATGATTTGAATAGAGAAGGGATTACCTATAATGGTATGAAATCAGTAATTGGAGAGTCTAAATTAACTCTTGAAGCTGATGCTGCAATATTGCCAACTACAGGTTTTACTTTGTTTCTTATGCCAAAGAAAACTAAAGCAGGTGCTGATATTAATACTATTGGTTACAAAGAACTTAGAGCTGAAATTTGTACTATTCTTAGTGCAACAGGTGGAGAAAATGCTAAAGCTCACTTTAATGTGGGAAAGAATTATACCACTAAGGGGACTGAGGAACTTAGAGGGTTATTGGCAACTTGGAAAGGAATTACTTTAGTTCCTGTTGAAGCACCAGCTAAAAAGAAAAAAGCTACTTCTGCTAAAAACAGTAGACCTAAACCTACTAGACAAATGGTAGAAAAAGTAGAAGCTGTTGTTGAATCTGTAAAGGAATCCAAAGAAGAAGTTGAAGATATGCAAGTATTTGCTTCTGATACAGATACTGTTATAGAAATTAAATCTCCTCTTGCTTGTTCTTTTTCTGCAATTTTAGTTGCAATAGATTCTATAGTTTTTCCAGAAATTCTTGAAGAAGATTTTGTTAAAAGTATTAAAGAAGAAATTGATGTAATGAAAAGTCATGCGTTAAGTCTTGAAGATGCTGTTAATCTTAAAGTAGAGAGTCTTTTAAAAGAAAAAGAAATAGCAGAAGCTAAAGCTAAAGAAGAAGAAGAAGCTAGACAAATTCTTGCTGAAGAAAAAAGACATGATGAAGAAATTCTTAAAAATCAGGAAGCTGAAATGAGAAGAATGTTTGGAGATGTTCAATAAATAATTGACCAATAATTAATATAAAAGTCAGGATATTATGTATCCTGACTTTTTAATTTAAATAAAATGGATAAAATAGAAAAATATCTAACAGCAATAAATCGTAAAACAACAGAAGAAAAAATTCTTTTAGTTACAAATCTAGTTTTAAGAGATAGGTTAGCTTTTAGTGATATAATCACAATAAATATGTCTTCTATTATGGAACAATTACAATATGTTTTTCCTAATAGATGGGACATTCAGTTTGAAAGATGCTTTGCAATTAAAGATAAAATAGTATTAAAAGCTGAATTTGTAATTCATTTTCCTAAAATTGTAATCAGTAATTCAGAAGAAATGAAGCATACTATACACGATTTATACATTAAATTGCAAAGTATACAAGCTTACAATGGAGTAGGAATAACTTTTGATGATTTCAAAGGAAAAAGAATGACAGTAACAGATGAAGAAGTGTTGTCTAAATATCAACATAGTCATCTACCCAGTAGACCTTACACTGAAATAAAAAAGACAAGAGAAGCAAGTAAATTTTCTAGTTATGGACAAACAGGAGATTCAAATGCTGTTTTTACATATAGAAATTTCTGTAAAGGGTCTAGTGAAATTAATCAAATCTTATCAATGTTATCTAGCAGATATGATTCCAACATCTTTAAGATGTTTCTATTACAATTGGACTTGTATGTACAATGGGAATCTATTGAGGGAAGACCTCATATCTATATGAAATATGTTTCAGGTAGGGCTGAAATAAATCATCCTTCTTCTTATAAACAACAAGAGTTTTATGATTATTTGCCTTTATGGGAAATGAATATCAATTTTAAAGTAGAAAATGGAGAAATTAAAGTTATAGATAACAATAAATTTGAAGACTTTCTAAAATATAAAGGAGATGTTTCTGGAGTATACCCTGTAGATATTAGGAATACATTATGTATCAAAGATGAAAAAGGAAATTATTACAGTAGAAGAAGTTTACCTACTGAATTTCCTGATGCTTTATTAGACCCAGTAGAAGAATTGAATACAATTAGTTGGTATTTCAAAGGAGAATTAATAGAATTTAAAGTAATATATCAATCAGAAGAAGAAAGAGCATTAAATGCAGAAAAACCTTTTTTTATTCACAAAGACTTAAAAGAATATGCAAAATCAAGAATTGAACAAACCATTAAAACCCAGAGATTTAGATGTTATATCTCTGAGCAATTGTCCAAAGCTAATAATCCCACAAGAAGTATCTAATAAGATAAAACTTCTTTGTGGTAAAATCAGTTTAGTAGAGTGGTCAGGAGTATTATTTTACTCTGTAAAAGGCAGTATTAAACAATTTGACAAAGTTGAATTTACTATAGAAGATATTTATCCTATGAATAAAGGAACTAAAGCATATACAGAATATGATTTAGATGATGACCTTATTGACTATAGAATGAATAATCCTCAAAGTTTAGGGTGGAAGATTGGTATGGTACATAGTCACAATAGTATGAAATCTTACTTCTCAGGGACAGATATGTCTGAGTTGAATGATAACTCAGAGTTTCATAATTATTATCTCTCATTGATTGTAAACAACTTTGAAGAAATGGTAGCTAAAGTTGCTTTCAGAGGAAATGTCAAAGGTTATGAATGTAAAGATGAAACAGGAAAAAATTGGAACTTAAACCTAAAGAATACAAAACAAATAATGTTCACTTTTGATTGTGATATTGTAGTAAAGGAAGAGTTACCTTTTGTTGAAAATTCTTTTTCTGATAGGCTTGAAGAGATTATACAAAAAGCAGAAGAGAAAGAAGAACTAGCTAGGCTTAAAAGTATAAAAAGTTATCCTACCACACATACAAGTGCTTTTGGAAATGTTATTCCAGCTAAGAATCCATATGAAGCAGGACCAAATGGAGCTGATGCTTTTCTAGCAAATAGAAAATTTATATCAGATGATGATTGGTTTGATTCAAAACAATTAAAACTTGATGATTTTGATACACCTCCTATCACTAATAGAGATGTATCTAAAATGTCTCACGAAGAAAAATTAGCTGATTTTACAGCTTTTATCTTGAGATTAGGTCACGAGTCTCCTTTAATTTCCAACACTCCTGAATCAGCTTTAGAAGATTTAGATGCAGGCAAAGTAAATACATTTGAGTTTACTGCAAAGTTTCTTAATATGTACCCAGCTTTATTTGAACAATATTGGGATGGATTTGGACAAATTGATACAGACTTCTTTAGATTAGTTACAGAAGATGTAATGGAAATACTAGAAGAATCTTTTGATACTCATGAAGTAATAGAACATCTTCTTAGTGGACTGAATATAATGTTGAACAGATTAATAGCATTATCATAATGGATGCAATACAAATAAGAGGAAGATTCAAGGATGCACCTTGGTTTCCTAAAGAACCCACCACCTGTATAATAGGTGGTGCAGGTGGAATTGGCAGTTGGCTATCATTTTTGTTAGCCAGAACAGGATATTTTCCTTTAGTTTATGACTTTGACACAGTTGAAGTTCATAATATGGGAGGTCAATTATTCAGTAAAAAACATATAGGAATGGATAAAGTGGAAGCTGTGAGAGAAATGATATTAGAATTTTCTGATATGGATGTTATGGTTTTTAATGAAAAGTATGATGAAAATGGGATGACTTCTCCTTATATGTTTTCTGCTTTTGATAATATGGAAGCCAGAAAAGTAATGTTTAAAAGATGGAGAGAAGATAATACAGAAAATCCTTTTGCTATATTTATTGATGGAAGATTGCTTATGGAGCAGATGCAGATTTTTTGTGTTACCAATGAAACTGCTGATGAATATGAAAGAAACCATTTATTTGATGACTCTGTAGTAATGGCAGAAAAC